ATCGACGACATGGCTCCCGACGCGGAGCTGTCGGCGGCGTGCGCCGAACTGCTCGCACCCCTTTTTGACGAAATCCGGGAGGGTGTGGAGCCCGCCGAGCTTTTGGTGCGCCTTGGCGATCTGTATCCGAAGATGGACACGGCGAAGCTGCAAGAGCTTATGGCGCGGGCGATCATGCTCGCAACCATCATCGGCGAAGCCAGCGCGCGGGAAGAGGCCGATGCAAACGCCTGATCTCGTCTACGCGCTAGGGCTCCCGCCGCGTGACGCCGTGGCCTACCTTGAAAGCAAGGGCATTACACCTACGCGGCATTGGTACGACATTTGGCAGGAGGCGCAGGCCAAGGCCGTCACCGTATCCGGCATGACCCGGTTTGATCTTCTGGAAGACGTCAAAAAAGGGTTGGTTGACGCCGTCAAAAACGGCAGGACGGGAAAGATGTTTATTGACGATCTGGCCCCGATCCTGCGGGCGAAGGGCTGGACCGGGAAGCGACAGAGCGTCAACCCGAAAACGGGAGAGGTGACGGAAAGAGGGCTGGATCTTCCGGCGCGCCTGTCCCTGATCTTTTTTCAGAACGTCCAGAGCGCCTACATGTACGGGCGTTACCGGGCCATGCTCGCCAACGCGGAGGAAAGGCCGTGGTGGATGTATGTCGCGGTACTCGACAGCCGCACCCGCCCACACCACCGGGCGCTCCACCGCAAGGTCTTCCGCTATGACGATCCGTTCTGGAAAACGCACTATCCCCCCAACGGCTTTTATTGCCGCTGTCGGGTGCGGGCGCTTTCGGACGTGCAGCTTGAACGGGAAGGGTTGACCCCGGAGAGCGGCGAAGGCCGCATGATAAGCCGGGAGGTTGTCGTCAACCCCCGCGCCCCGGAAAACCAGCAGGTTATCCGGGAGGTATGGGGCTGGCAGGAAAGACCGGGTGGCCTCACACATTGGACGGACACGGGCTTTTCGTACAGCGCGGGCTATACGACCTATCAACTTGACTGCGAGCTGGCGCAAAAGCTGGAGCTTATCAAAAGCGATGCGCTCTATGCCGAAGTTGTGCAGGCTATCAACAACGCCCCGGCCCGGCACGCGGCTTTCGGCTTGTGGATAGAGGAAAAGCTGGCCTCAAAATGGAAGACGGGCGACGCCGTGGTGGTGGGGCTTGTGCAGCCGGAAGTGGTGGCCGCCGCCAAGGCCGCCGGGCTGGACCCGGCCCGCATCGCCGTCATGACGGACAAGAAAGCCGTCCATGTAGACAGGGGGATACATCAAGAAGTGGGAAAAGCCTTGTCATTGGAGCAATACAAGGCACTGGCGAAAAATTTTGCCGATCCCGAGGCGGTCTATTGGGACGTTTCCCACAACAACGCCTTGTATGTATTCCCTGACCCCGATCCGGAGTGGTGCGTCATCATGCCGCTTTCCATGCCGTCCGGGGACACTAGAGCGATGAAGAAGATAGGAAAATATGACGGGGTTGCAACGGCCTATCGAGAGAAGAGGTGGGAGATAAAACGACGCGGAATGGCTGAAATAAAATTGTCCCGCAAGGACAGGAATTGAACCTGTATAATCAGCGCTAGCGATGCTCACCGCCCCATTGCCAATTCGGGGGACACTTGCGGGATTTCTTATAAAATACCTTCTTCCATCTGGGGAGTCAATGAGCGAACTTATCAAAATCAGCATATCCGACGAGGCGTTGCGCGTCGCTCTGGGGAGGCTCATCGCGTCCCTGACCGACACGACGCCGACCATGCGTGCGCTGTCGGAAATCATGATCGACGCTTCGGCCCGCGCCTTCCAGAACAATGCTGATCCCTCTACAGGCACGCCGTGGCAACCGCTGTCGGCGGCAAGGCAGAAACAGCGGGAAGGCAAAGGCCGCTCCGTTGTCAACATGTTGCAGGACAGCGGTCTGCTCGTGGGAAGTATTGCGAACACAGGCGGGCGTTATGCCGTGCGCGAGATCGGCCCCGGCTACGCGCTTGTCGGTACGAACGTCCCCTATGCCGCCATTCACCAATTTGGCGGCAAGACGGGGCCGCGCATCATCCGGGCGAAAAAAGGCAAGGCGCTCAAGATCCCGGGGATCGGATTCCGGCGATCCGTGAATCATCCGGGATCGGTTATCCCCGCCCGCCCGTTCCTGGGCGTCGGCCCGACGGACATCCAGGACATGCTCGACACCATCACCCGAAACCTGCAAAAAGCCCTCAAGCCGTAAAAGCCGTTTTCAGGGCCGTTTTTATCTCAAGATGAATGACGGCCCGTCTTTTTGCTTTACGCATTTTCTAACGGGGGTCTAACGGCCTTTATCGGCGCGTCGCTTCTTTTTCCTCCCCCGCTTTTCCCGTCCGTACCCGTTCCCCCGCCTTTCCACCCGCTGACATGCGTCAACTGGCACGGTTCCACAGCCCTGCTATTCTGACGCCATGAGCACCGCATACACCTCCTCCATCGCCGCCCGCGTTTTGACCGATGCGGGCGGCCCCGCGCCCGGACGCATCCAGCTTTTCCCGGTGGGCGAATTTTCCGCCCGCGACGGAAGGCCCGGTACGCTCAAGGGCGTCAAAGTCAAGGCGTGGACCATCACCCCCACTATTGCCGCCGCCGTAGTTGCCCGTTGGCAGGCGCGCGAGACGCCGCTTGTGGTGGACTACGAGCACCAGACCATGAACGCCGCCGAAAACGGCAAGCCCGCCCCGGCGGCGGGCTGGATCGAGTCTTTGGAGATGGAACCGGACGGTCTGTATGCCACGGTCAAGTGGACGGACGCCGCCCGCGCGTTCATCCAAGCTGACGAGTATCGTTACATTTCGCCCGTTTTCACTTTTGATCCTGAAACCGGGGCCGTGCTTGAACTGAAAAGCGCGGCCCTGACAAACTATCCCGCCCTTGACGGCATGGCCGCCGTCGCCGCGCGGGCAGAGGACGATCTTCCTATGAAGAAAGAGCTTGCCGACAAGTTGTGCAGACTGCTCGGCCTTGCCGCCGACGCGACGGAAGACGCCATGCTGACGGAGCTTCAAAAGCTCCCGGACGGCAAGGCGCTTGCCGTGGCCCTGTCCGAAAAGGATACCGAGATCGCGGCATTGAAGGCCGCCGATCCGGACCCCACCAAGTACGTTCCCGCCGCCATGCTCACCGCCGTGCAGGAGAAAAACGCGGCGCTGTCCGCAAGGGTCAAGGAACTGGAAGACAACGGCGTCCTCGCCGGGCTCACCGCCGAGATCGACGCCGCAGTTGCCGACGGACGCTTGCCGAAGTCCTGTGAAGCGTGGGCGAAGGCCACCGCGAAGACCCACCCGGACGCCGTCAAAAGCTATATCGCGTCTTCCACCACGCCCATTGCCGCCCTGAAAGGTACGCAGACCGGCGGCACGCCTCCCGATGGTACGCCGCGCACCGCCGCTCTGACGGATGAAGATCGGTACGCCGCGAAGGTCGCCGGTATTTCCGAAGAAGACTTTATCGCCGCGAAGGCGAAGGAGAAGAACTGATGCCCGTTGCCACTAATGCACTGCTCAACTCGCTTCGGGTGGGCTACAGCGACGTCTTTGAAAAAGCCAAGGCGGCGGCCCCTTCCCAGTGGGCGATGCTCGCCACCCTTGTAGCCTCCACGGCTGCCTCCACTACCTACGGCTGGCTCGGGCAGTTCCCGAAGCTCGCCGAATGGACCGGACAGCGTGCCTACAAAAGCATGAAGGAATTCGGCTATTCGGTCACGAACAAGAAGTACGAGGCGTCCGTCAAGATTCCCCGCACGGCTTTTGAAGACGACACGCTTGACGTCTACGCGCCGCTGTTCCGTGAGATGGGCTACGCGGCGGCCACCCATCCCGACGAGATCGTCTTCGGGCTTCTGGCCGCCGGGAGAACCGAGGACTGCTACGACGGCAAAAAGTTCTTCGCAGCCGATCACCCGGTCTATCCGAACGTCGACGGCACGGGATCGGTTGTGAATACCTCGAATCTTCTCCGGCCTGCGGCTGTCGAAAGCGTCGTTACCGACAAGACGGCGTGGTATCTGCTCGACGTGTCCCGCCCCCTCAAGCCCTTCATCTTTCAGGAGCGCACCAAGCCGGAGATCGAAGCGATCACGTCCACGGCGAACAACACGGTCTTCGACTACGACGAGTTTCCCTTCGGTATCCGCTACCGCTGCAACGGCGGGTATGGCTTCTGGCAACAGGCCGTTTGCTGCACGGACGATCTCACCGCCGCCAACTTCCAGCTCGCCCTCGAGACCATGCAAGGCTTCAAGGCCGACGGCGGACGGCCCCTTGGGCTTGGCTTCGGCGGCAAGACCGGGACGCTGCTTGTCGTCCCGCCCACGTTGCAGGCCGATGCCCGCGAAATCCTTGTTGCGGAACGCGATCAGTACGGCGCGAGCAACATCTGGTTCGACGCGGCAACCATTATCGTCAGCCCGTGGCTTGCGTAATGTACGCCACCGTTGAGGACCTTGTTTCCCTGTTCGGAGAGCGTGAAGTGATCACGCTCTCCACAAAGAAAAAGGGGAACGCGATTGACCGGGAGGCGCTGGAAACGGCTATCGGCTACGCAAGTTCGGAAGTGGACAGTTATCTTGCCTCGCGTTACGCCGTGCCGCTCGCCGACCCCGTGCCGCCCGTGGTCATGATGGTGACGGCGGACATTGTGCGCTACCGGCTCACAAGCGGCGACGTGTCCGAAAAAGATCCGATTATCACCCGGTACAAGTCGACCGTGGCATGGCTCAAAGATGTCGCGTCGGGCATTGTGTCGCTTCCCTGCGCCGGTTCCGCATCCGGTGAAACGGCGGACGGCGTCGAAATCAACGCCGGGACGAGGAATTGGTAATGCCGAGCCTTGTGGAAATACGCGATGCGGCGATCCGGGAGTTGAGCTTGCTTCTCCCGGACGTCACCGTCGAGGCCATATCCGGCGGGGCGGACGCAGCCGAAGTTTTGCGCGAGTCTCTCGGTCCGGCGACGGTCCTCGTGACCATCCTGTCGGCACAAAACACCGCATCAACGGATTCGTTTGACCTTGACGTATACGGACAGTTTGCCGCCATCGTCGTGATTTACGGCGGTACCGGACAGGAAGAGCGGGAGATGGACGGGCTCGCCGTGGTTGACGAGGTTGTCCACGCGATCCACGGGCAGATGTTCGGGCTCACTGATACGTCTTTTGCCCAGATACGATCCATTGCCCCTCTGGACGATGAAGAACTGGAAAGAAGAGGTGCGTGGGCGTGGGCGGTGCTCTGGGGGCAAGCCTTCACGCTCACCCCGCCAGCGGAGAAAAACCATGAATCTCTATGACACCCTGAAAGACAAGGTCCAGCTCGCCGCCCGCGCCCTTGCCCTTCCTCTCGGATGGGAAGGCGAGCCCTTTGTCCCGCCGCACGCCTCGCACCTTCGGGCGCAGGTAGTCTTCGAGAACCAGAAGCAGGCCACGCTCGGTATGAGCGGCCTCACCAAGATCGACGGACGGATCGAGATTAAAGTGATGGCTAAAGCCGGGGAAGACGCGCTTGTCGCGACCCTCGCCGATCAGGTCGCCCGGAAATTCCCGCGCGGGGAGGATATTCACTTCGACGACGGGACCATCACCATCACCACACCCCGCAAGTCCGGACCCGCCTGTGACGGCAAGCGCACCGGGGTCGTGGTCAACGTGGGCTTTTACACCTTCCAAGCCTAAAGGACGTTCAGTATGTACACTATCGCATCAGGCGCAAAACACGGGCTCCGATATGTCAAAGAGACGACGCCGGGAACGACGCCCGCGTCGCCCGCCATGACCGAGCTCAACCATAATTCCTGCTCGCTGACGCTTACCCGCGACACGTTCACGTCGAACGCCCTGCGTTCTGACCGTCAGATTCCCTTCCACCGTACCGGCGTGGACAAGATCGCCGGGGATATCGCGTTCGAGTTCGGGGCAAAGGAATATGACCCGTTCCTTGAAGCGGCCCTTGCCGGAAACTGGACGGAAAACGTCCTGAAAGCCGGTGTCGCGGTCCATGCCTTCACGCTTGAGCGGGCGTTTACCAATATCAATCAGTACGCCACGTATACCGGCTGTTTCGTCAATCAGTTCTCGCTTTCGGTAAAGCCCAATGAAATGCTTTCCGGCACGCTCTCTATTGTCGGGCTTTCCGGCGAGCGGGGCACCACGCCGCTCGCGGCGTCCCCCACCCCGGTGGGCGAAACCGATCCGTTCGACAGCTTCAAGGGCTCGCTCAAGATCGACAATCAGGCGATCGCCGTCGTGACCGGCATTGATCTGACCCTCGCCAACGGGATTGAGCCGCAGTACGCGATTTTCGACCGTTCGGCGAAGGCCGTGAGCTGGGGCCGCAGCACGCTTACCGGGACGCTTTCGGCGTTCTATATTGACGGGAACCTTCCCGAGTATTTCATCAACGATTCCCGCGTGAAACTGGAATTCACCCTTGAGCGCGGCGAGTATTCGTACACGTTCCTCATCCCTTCCATCACGCTGACCGGCGCTGACGATTCCGTGCAGTCCGAAGGCCCGATCCAGCTCAATGTCCCGTGGTCCGCCGCGCTTGATCCGACGCTT